GGCACTATGAATGGGTTATTTGATTTCATCAAAATGAGTTCCATAATATCAGCAGCCTCCATACCTGAGTGTTGGGCTAAATCATCCATCTTAAGGAACTTCATTTCAGGGGAAAAACCGTCCCAATGATCAGTTCTAGTCCTAGAATATGATTGATACGGTTTAATATCAAAAACCTTCATGAGGAAATGTTCGACTTCACCCATGATGGTGGACTTACCTACTCCAGGTTCACCAAAAATAGAAACGTGGAACGGGTCCTTCCTAAATCTTGTTATATTGTTTTGCTTATAAAAGTAATTCTCATACTTCGCTATCCTCTCATTGACTCTAACAATGCGATTCATCCAGCAATTATCAAGTTCCTTCCGTTTAACCAATTCCGTTAAAAATTTAGATTGGCGTTTAGCTTGAGCTATTACCACATGCCTTTCTGGGTTCCCTTTGAGTTGAAATTTCATCTGTTCAAGGTTAAACTCTTCAAGCCATGTAATAATATTCACCGCATTTTCTTTAGTAACCTCCTCTAAATCATTATCTATAGAAGGCAAAAACTTCCTTTTAAGTTTTTCCACTGTTTCTCTGATATAACCAGATCCTTTTTCCATGTCCCTAGTTTTACCTAAGTTCTGAATAAATTTTCCAGCTTGCTTAAGGATGCTAGCATCAGGATTAATAGATGAAGCTGCAGTTATGACTGCTAAGATTGGTACTATAAAATTAATGCTATCCATAATACCATTTGCTTCAGCGCTAATATCATCAATATCGATGAAATGTTCTTGCTGGAAAATAGCAGCTTCCAATCGCTCTGTCTGGGACTTAGTCTTTTCTTTAATCTGGCCCTGTTTCATTATTTTCATATTGTCTAAGGCTTGGTCAAAGATCCTTTGTAATTGAGGACTCAGTTTCTTAGCTATAATTAATGGCAAAAGGAGATAATCAAACATCTCCTTAAAGCCAAGTCGCTTCATAATCTCGCGTATGATAATATAACCAATAACCTCACATACATTATCCCAACTAATTGAGTCAACTATCTTATCAAAGAAATCGGTAAAATCACCAAAAACCTTCTTGTAAACATTATACACTGATGTTCTTATACAAGTGCACATACATTCAAAGAATGTTTGAGTCACCTCATGGATCATGTCCTTGAGAGCACTCTTATCAGAAGTGACTGTGGTACATAACCTTGCGGACAACCACTCGGATATTCCATTGGCTTGGGGTTTATTTTTCCTTTCATCTTTCCATTTCTGGATAAGAATATGGAATTCGTGCCATAAAGAGAGTCTCACTTTACCATGACCTCTCTTTCGGAGCGCAATAATTCCCTTATACTCTTCAGCCTTCTGATCTGTGAGACAATTAGGTTCACCCCAGAATTCTGCTTCATCTTCTTTATAACCATTAGCCTGAGCCATTGGTCTCTCATTTTCATTTTGAGGTCGTGCCTCAGCGGGTGAGGAATCATCTTCAACAAGACGATCATCATCTACTTGAGCTACGACATCAGTGTCATTAACAGGGAAAGTATATCTTACAAGGCGAAGGGTCTCGTCTGCTCTACGTGCTTTCTTTGGGCCAGCATTTGACCTTCCGTAAAACCTGAAGTCTGCTCCAATTGATATGGAGACCTCAAA